AGCCAAGGAACCCGGAGGGATTTCGTTACCAGTGATAGGCTCACGGTCCATTCCGTCATCAGCCATACCACCTTCTTGCATTAGTCTGTTCATTTGTTCATCCTCTACCATGCCACCTTGGGCAAATCTTGGGCGGGTCAAGTCCCTGTCTCCTGCAAGCCCACTAAAATCAATCTTTGTACCCTTAAGTTTTTGATCCACTACGGCAGGCAAAAGATTTGTCTCCCTTAAGATTTGACTATAATAGTCTTCCAAATCACTATTTATCGCAAACTCTTGTAGGTCATTTTGGAACAATCTGTCCCTACTCCCAAGGTCACCAGAAGTATATTCATCCCCATAAATTCTTGTAAAAACTCTATCAAGGTCTTCATCCGACAAATTTACGAGTACGTCTGTGACACTACCCTCATAGGATTTGGGGTACGGCATGTCAATTTTTTCAACATTGACTCCACCAATAGCTTTAAGCTCTTTCAGCTTTTTATCTACTGCCGTTATGTATGTTTGGTAAAAACCGCTTTTTTTAGAGACTGCCTCCAGATAGAGCTTACTGCCTTTAGGGTACCTAGCTTCAACTATCTTTTCAAAAGGTGGAATAACAAGTGTTGTAATGCCACGTCTCTGCCCTTCTGCCAGAAGAGAGTCTATGGCCAAACTTACAGATTCTCCAATCTTTTCGATAGGAGGTTTTCTAACAGCTAGCTCCGAGGGTTTTGCAGACCCTAGGATAACCTCAGTCACACGTGCTATATCATAAGTGTCAGAAGTAGTTTTATTGAAAGCTCTTTGAACTGCTTGCCTAGTTTGCTCGTATCTGCCAGCACTCTCTGGTAGGGATGCAAAAGAAACAATACTCTTTTTCTCTTCTTCACCTAACTCGTTCCAGCGTTGCAAGAGCTTTGCCTGCGGGTTATCTTCTGGTGTGAGATCAACAACATCAAGCTCTTCTGTGGCGTCATTCCATACAAAGTCTTGATAACCTTCTCGAATAACTTCCTCAAGCCTGTTGTCAAATTCGGTGTCAACTCTTGTCAAGTTTTCGTCAATGCTTGCAACACTTCCTTTACCTGCAGGTGAAAATCCTTTTTGCAACAAATCAGACTGGAACTCTTCTGCCAAGATAAAGTCTTTATCAGACACACCCTCTAATGGGCCTCTTACAGAAGCTCTGGTGTGTGCGATAGTGTCTGCAGAGTAGTGATTGTCTTTTGGCTTAAAGGTTGCTCCGTCCTTAGCTTTTGCTTCGATAGCGAGTTCAAAGTAATCTTTCTCAGTGTCGGTCAGACCTAAATCTCTTTGCCTTTGAAAGCCTTCAAACTGTTTGGTGTTTGTCACAGATACATCATAGGTTTTGTTACCCACGAGATCAACAAGTTCTTCCTTGGAATAGAGTTTGTTTGGGTCAATCTCAAGGTTAAGGGCAGTCCACTCTGTATCTCGTACGTCAGGGTTCTTTTTCAGTTGCTTTAAGAAACGTGCGCCAAGAAGACCCTTCTTCCCAACTTCCATAGCTTGAGTTGCTTCTTCCGTAGCAGATCTAAACTGTGTGCTTGGGGCTTCTTTTGGACCTAGTTTGCCTGAGAAAGATTGTCCAAGCCGGATACCAAGTTCTTGTAGATCACTGATCGTAACATCGTCTGGGATTACTGACTCATCATATTTGTACAAAAGCCTCCTTGCGGAGTCTCTAGGGTCTTCAGAGTAGGCTGCATCAGCAATGTCTCTTACCAAGTTCTCATCTGCATTTTCTAGCAAAGAAAGACTTCTAGCGTAAAACATTTGACTTGCACCGCCACCCCTCTTTTTAGCAGCCTCAAGTTGCTCTGCATAGTCTTTTTTAACACTGCTCAAAGCACTCTGGAAGTCTGGGGTAACCTCCCCTTTTTTCGGAAGATATTTTTCTACTGGGGGAAGGTCTGTTCTGTTTTTTCTGGCTGCAGAAAGAGTACTCGGTTTAGCTGTGACACCTTTAAGGTTGTCTTGCCCCGCATCAGTTGCACTTTCAACAGCCTGAGCACTCAAGCCCTGAGCAGGTTTCTTAGACTCAGTTCTGAACTCTTTGTCACCGTCAAGCAAGGAACGCATCTGGCCCACAACATCAGCTTGAACCTTACCGGGAATAGCAGCCTTAGCTACTGCAGTCGCACCCTTGGCAGCAGGGACCAAAGAGGAAGCAGTGATTGCATCACCAATGACAGCCTCTCTGGCCTTAGTGACTTGCTCTTCAGTGGCATCCTGATAACCAACACCATAAAGTCGTCTAATCCTACCATCAAGGTTCTCTGTACCAAGTCTGGAAACGCTATCGGAAATCTCTGTAGCAACATCCTTTGTTGTCTCAATAGGGCTTGTGACAAACTCCTTGGCACCCTCGTAGGCACTAACAGCCATGTTCTTTAGGGTACCAAGTTCATCCTCATTGAAGGACTTACCGAAGGCTTCCCCAAAAGATTCATACTCGTTATCAAGACCAACAATATTGTCTACAAGAAGCTCAATATAGCCCTTACCCTTAGGTACTTCACCAGTGTCAGGGAAGGTTCCAAAGTCTTCTGCAAAAGCTTCTTCTGTTTGGTCCTTGAGTCTCATTCTGCATTCACCTTGTCACGGAGTTTCATCAGGTTCTTCAAGGCTTGAATCTCCCCTTGAGTCCGGTAAATATCTACAGTGTCTGTGACCTGTTCAAGCTTCTTGTAGGAGGCTTGGATTCTGTTGCCCAACTCTTGCTGGAAGTCAGTCCAGAGTTCTTTGTTGTTGACGAAAGGCTTTAGGTTCACTGCTGGCCCTCACCAGTGTTTGCTGCAAAACCTTGCTCACCCGGAGTAGGGACAGAGCCAGTACCCATGTTACCTCCACCAGAGCCTGTCGTATCCTGAGCCTGAACACCTGCAGGAGCAGCAGGAGGTTGTCCCGGTTGAGGTGCAGGGGGTTGAGTTGCTTGGAACGACTTGAGGATTTCAGCTTGAATGGCTGCACGTTGCATGGAGTTTGCAACCTTATCGGGATCAAGGTCCATAGACTTAGCAATCTCACGGACGATATAGTCCATACGAGCAAACGGAGCGAGGACAGGGTTCTGGACAACACCAAGGAACTGCATCAGACGCTGAGAACGAACTTCGTTGGCCATCAGGGATTCAGTACCAGCAGCCTTAACTTCCAAGTCACCCTTAATCTCAGGGTCAAAGTCAAACTGCATGTTGAAGCTGAACAGTGCCTTACCAAGAGGGGCAAGCAGATAGTCGTCGATGTTCTTGACCACAGTACGGATAGAACCGTTAGCGGCAGACATCAGCATGGAGATGCCAGAGGCTGTACGACCAACACCACTCACACCAGTCTGGCCATGAGCAAACGACGGGAAACCAGTAGATTCATCTGCAAGGACACGAGCCTTGTCAAACATCTGCATGTTCTCATTGGAGACGTTAGGGAATTTTGTACCGAAGATAGCCTGACCCGGAGCACCACCCTGACGACGGAAGACTTTACCGGGGTACACAGTCAGGTCTTGGCCGGGAACGAGGTTAGTCTCATCCACTTCAATAATCAGGTTGCCACTCAGAGCAGCATTGTCCACTGCCATACGCATGAACCCGTTCATCAGGGTCTGAGTGTCATCCATGTTCTCTGCAACACCAACACCCCACATCGAATAGGGATTGATTTCGTAGGGCACAACGTAGAAGGGAATAATCGTGGGTGTGAAGGGGTTCATCACAAGACGAAGAACTCTCCCGTTGCAAATCCAGATATTGACCGAGATTTGAGGCTTGTTCTTGAGTTCAGCAGGGATAGTTACCTTGTGGTTATCAAGGATATCCCTGTCCACATTACCCCAGAACTCCAGAACTTCGTAACGCTCTGTGCTGGGCTGTTGGGCATCATCTTCCATGACCTGTTCCCACCACTCTTTGATGTAGTTGGGGCCAGACTTGATTGCAGCTTCAATCTCATTCTTACGGAAGTAGGGACGAGTAGCAAGCTTACGGAGATCACTACGAGACATCTTGTGACGCTCAATGGCAAACTCAGACTCTTCCATGTTGTTGGCATCTGGGTCCGGGTAGAAGTTCCAGATAGACACATTGGAGACCATAGGGACAGTCTTCATCACCGGATCGTAAGTGCCCTCATCGTTCCAGCGAGGATACTCTTTATCGACTGCAAACGGACCCTTCATTACGCCAGTACCAAACAGGGCGCACTCAAAGGCAGTAGAACGAAGGTGCTTGGATGCGTGAGACTCTTCAAGCTGATCGTGGATTTTCTTTTCCATCTTCTTGGCTGCAATCATAGCAGGTTCGAAGGTGATCTGAGAGGGAGTCAGGCCGGGACCGGGACGAATGTCTTCGACAGCCCCAAGCTCTTTCTTGAGTCCACCAAGACGCTCACGATAGTCCTGTGTGGTCTCACCCGGAAGCAGAGGCTCAATGCCAGCAGACTTCTCTGCCTGCTTCACTTGGTCGTTAGTCTCAATGTGTACGGTATCTACCACACCCTCAGGGAGCGTAGTGGGGTCAATAGTGATAGGAAACTTATTACCACCGAAGAGCACCTCGGTCATCTGCCCAAAGGCAGCAAGCACTTTAGTTTTAGTAACTTTGACAAATACCTGAGATTTCTCGGTGTCAGTAAATTTGACATCAGGTCCGTACAAACCGCGATAATTGCGGTATGACTTAATCCAACGCTGCTCCTCCGTCTCTCTTGCAGTCTCAGCCTTAGAGAAACGCTCTTCCACATAGGAGACAATCGTACCTGCTTTTTTATCAGTATTCGTGTCGCCAGAAGTATCCTCGACTGCAAGCATCTTAATGCTATCGGGGGAGATGTTGTCTTCTTCCATTCTCATTTCCAATTTGTGTTAGTAGCCGAAGGTATTGTCAGCGATTTGAAAGCCAGTCCTGCCAGAGTTAGGGTCCAGATCGAATAGACCACTCCTCGGGCGAGTCATAACCCCGTATCTCAGGGCATCGTACAAGTGATCTTCTGCCTTAGTATCCACATCTTCTGGGTTAGACTTATCTAAAGGTAAAGATGGTAATTGAGAGATCAGGTTCTTACAGGTATTAAAGATAACCATTCTGGGTGCATCTGTGTAAGTATCATGCTGCAAGCGTCTGTGGATTTCGTTCTTACCCGCAATACGAGAACCCTTACTCCTGTCTGCAGGACGCCAGCGGCATCCCTTGAGGATCATACGTTCAGCGATGCTAGGGCCAGTATCACCACGCTTGTGCCAGAGGGAGGAGTCAAGAACACCGTAGCGCATCTTTTCACCAGACTCTTCTTCAAGAACTCTGTCTGCCAAATCTTCTGCAAGAACCTTGGAGACGTACAACTCACGGTACACAATCAACTGTTCGTCAGGGGCCACAGCAAACCAAAGAACACCAGTATAAGAACTGTAGCCATAGTCAGCAGCACGAAACCTTGGCCAGCTAGTAGGGATTTCAAACGGGTCAATGACATGCAGTCTACGATTAAACTCTGGAAAAGCAGCACCCTCTGCAGTATCCCAGTTACCCTCTAGAAGCTGCTTCCTCTGGTGCTCAGGGAGAGACAAGAGGTTGGCTTCGTACATACCATCGTCGGCCAAGTAGGGGTTATCGAAGAGGGTTGCAGGAATAAAACGTCTTTGTAAGAGAGGCTCACCCTCACGAGAATGACCCTTGGGCCACTGGAGGGTTTCACCTGTCTCCGGGTCGATAGCCCAGAAAGCTTTACCGGGAGGTGAGGGATCAATGAAGGCTTTTTTAACCCAGTGATGTCCTGCCCCTCCGGGGTTGGTTGTAGCTCTCTGATACAGCTTTAGGCCGCTATCACGAGTTGTTCTGAGACGAGAACGCATGTAGTTCCAAGCGTAGGGACTAGACCACTGGGTAAGTTCGTCGAACCCAATCCAGTTGTATGCCTGACCCTGATAGCGAGTAACGTCATCATCTGCGTCAAGGTAGCTCATCCAGAGTGTTGCTCCAGACGGTGCTACCCAAGTCTTGTCTCTTTCTAAAAACTTAATCCCCGGAATGGCTCTGGGGTACAACATCTTTGAAACAGAAACCAGTTCTCGAAGTTCTTCTGTAGACTTACGCACCAAGAGCATCTTGGCATGTTCGTTGTTCAGGTAGCGTACTGGGTCTGCCAACATAGCGTAGGATTTACCACCACCCGCTGCACCACCATAGAGAACCTCTTGCTCATCTGCAGACAAGAACTCTGTCTGAGGTCCGGGGTTGGGTTGGAAGATAACTTCCCTAGCCTTCTCAACATCAAACTTCGCTGGGATCGCTTGCGCTGGAACTGTCAGCACTGTCGTTGGTACTGGTTCTGACTGCACTTCCACCGATTTTTGCTTCAAGTCTTTCGGCTTTTTCGAGGGCCGCTTTGTACTTCTCGGCAAAGAAGCGTTGGTTTGCAGCGTCTGTCTTACGTTTGTACTCAAGCTTAATCCTCTTATACAGACCTACGTGAGAGATGGGTCTACCACTCTGCTCACTCAACCAAGCTGCAACTGCCCTATATGAATACTTCTTGAGGTGCTTCTTTGCTTGCTCAAGGAGTTCTAGCTCTTCTGGGATAGGGAGCAGTACATCCGGGTCGTTGGGGTCTTCTCTGTACCCGAAGGGCATAATCCTGCCGCTTCTGACAACAGGCTTCCACTCGAAGTGGTCACCGTGGTCGATGGGTTTTGGGAGTTTCCATTCTGTTTTGATTTTTGGCATGAGTTACTTATACTATCAACGACACAAACTGTCAATCACTTTTCTTAGAGGGCAGGATAAAGAGTGGGATATCAGACTCCACCTTGACTTCATCCTTGGCCTTGAAGCCACCACGATCAAGCAAATCCTTAGCTGCAGCCATCTTCTCTTTGTTGCCGAGTGCAGTGGGGTCAACAATCACTTCGTACATGCTGTATGCAGCCTTAACACCAACACGGGTAATGAACTTCTTGGTGAGTTCTGCGATCTCATCCTCAATGGACTCAACGATGTGCTTGGTGGAGTATGTGTCGCTGTAGCCAGCCAGCTTCTTGGCCTTGACGTAGTCACCCCGAGCCTCTTCGAAGAGGACATCAAGGAACTTCTGTTGCATCTCAGTAAGCTGTTTAGTCATTTGCGGAACCTCGCTGTTTTCTTTGCAACACTTTCGGGCTGCTTGGAGAACTGCTTCCCTTTCTTGGTGTCTTCTCTTTTCTTCGCACTGGTACGGGCATACTCTTCTTTAGAAAGAGCTTCTCTGGCCTTCTTAGGCAGATACCGTTCCCCAGTAGCTTTTGGGCCTTCGGTGGAGTTCTTGCCAGACTTAGTGCCCCACTCTTCTCTTGTCCATTTGGTCAAAGATTTCTGGGATTCAGTCTTCTCACCAGAGTAACCCCCACCCTTCTCTTTGTAAATCTTACCTGCAAGCTGCATAGCCCTAGCAGAGTGTTTGCCACCCATCTTTGCCTTTGCCTGCGCCTTAGAGGCTTCCCAAAGCTTTTCGTTAGTCCTCGTCATGACTGTGGCCTTGTAGTGTTGGCAGAGAAGAGTTCTTCTGCAGTGCAGAGTGCATCCACAAGTCCACTGGACCCCAAGACAATCTCTAGGCGGTCCTCAGGTTCCAGCACAATGTAAGCATTGGAGAGTTGTACAAACTCCCCTGTACTCATATTCTTACCACCAATGATGTAGTATGCAGCATCGTCAATTTTTCTGTACCACTTCAGTGAGACTGTATTATTCCCACCAGCATTGGTAAAGAAGACTAGGGGAATCTTTGACCTGCAATTGAGTGGACACGTATACAGGACATGGGTCGCTGCAGTTGTACACGCAATTACGTGAGAGATTGCCCTAACTTCTGCCATTACTTAGACTTCTTCTTGGCCATGCAGGAACCCATTGCCTTACACTTAGCTGGTGCAGGGCAAGACTTGCAGGGGGTGAATTTGGGTGCGGGTTTCTTAGCCATGATTATTTACCTTGAGCAGGTTTCATCGAAGCACCACAATTGGCCATGCCGCCCTTATTGTAGCCCTTCTTAGTCATGCCACCCATAGCCATACCTTTTTTGGGGTTAGGTTTACCGGGTTTGACGGGTTTAATGGGTCTGACTGTACCTGTAGCTTTAGGGCCTCCTCTGGGAACCCCACCAGCAGTGGTCATGGGGCCTGTGTAACCGGGGGCATATCTAGACATTATTTGTCTTTCCTTCTGGGTTTGGTGACACCCTTAATGGTGCCCTTGTTTTCTGTGGCGTAGAAGACTTGTTCACCTTTCTTCTTGCCGTATTCCTTGGCCATAGCAGCCTTGATCTTTTTACCTTTGGCGGTGAGTGGCATGATTAGTCCTT